GTGAAAGAATCATCCTTCTCTTCATCTGACTCAACATCATTTGTCTCAGTCGCATCAAGTTTCAACAAGAGCGACTCAACATGCTTCTGAAAAGCGAATTTAGAGACAGAGTCAACGGGGTTCCGAGCTGTGGCCAAAAAGGCCAACAACCCAGAAACCGTCGTGGTGTCCAAAACAACACGCTTACCAACCTTTTTCGTGGACACATTGAGAAAGGTTTGTTTAGCTTGATCCAACAATAACATGCGTGTAGCACGAACAGAAATGTCAGATTTAGCAACGGTGTCGAGAAAGGAACGCAAGACACCACGTTTAGAAACATAAGGGCCAGGTTTGAGAGCTTCACCAATACGTCTGGCTCGAACTTTAGGTCTATTCTTAAAGGAAGTCTTTTTAGAAGTTTTCTTCGATTGGACCTTGTTTTTAGTTTTCTGTTTCACTGTATTTGACAGCACTTGTTTTGGTCGAGAGGCGATTTTGTGGGCAACTGGCTTCTTTCGTACTCGCGCACGGACCTTTTGCGCCTGTGACGATGTTGTCGAACCTGGTACCTTAAACGATGGAGCTTTACTCTTTGGTGGAATGGGGCGTTTATGCTCACCAAGAGAGGCTGCTCTAGAGACGTGTAATTGGCGGGACGATGGGGCACGAAAAGATTTAGCCAGTCCGGCATCGTGCTTCAATTTCATGCCACAATGATGAGCTGGAGACTTAATCGGCGCAGGCAAAACTAAAGGTTTGCCAGACGGATTGTCAAGAAGCGGCATCTTAGGAGGGCCAGGATTTTTTGCTTCACCAAAGCGAACTGCTTTATCACGCGGACGAATGGTGGCAGACTTGAAACTAAGATGGTCGGGTATGACAACGATTTCAGGTGCTACAAGATCAAGTGGTACGAGTGAATCCTGATCAATTTTGACTGTGTCAGAAACATCTTCAGCTATGCGTTTCACATCATCTTGCAAGGCAAGAACATCGTCATCAATGTTACCAACAGGGCGATTCCAAGAGTCCTGACAATCAGTGCAAGGACACTCATTAGAATTGCCATGAACGCGCAAATAATCTGCGTGAATAGTTTTGTCGAGCAAGACATTACCATCCGAGTCGTGAATGATCTCGTGAGGCATAGGAGCCGTAGTCGTACTAACAGCTGCAGTCGACACAATACGAACGGCAAAACTCGTAACTGTTGTTGCTGCAAGATTGAACACAACTTTGCCACTAGTACTAGCACCAGTGGGGATAGTGAACATATAAGTGCCAATAGCATTCGTAGCAGCCGAATTGATGGTGAAAAGACGATTGAAAGGATCGTTCGCATTATTCACAAAAACAGGCAAAATTCCAGAACCACCAATGGTGATGGTCATAGAAGTAATACCAGTGCCAACAACATTGATAGTTAAAAACCAGTAGATAGCGCTAGCATTAGGTGTGAGTACAATTTCGCCAGTGTTGTTATTGAAAGTTTGCAAAGGAAAAATCGCCGTGTCACCAGAACCAGACTCATAGAAAATCCGAGGTTGTATTTCATACTGCGGGTGCCAAAAATTACCAGCCCCAAGCGTACCAACTAAGTTAGTAGCCGTGAGGCCAGAATTCGCGTAACCCATGCCTTGGTTGGGAACAGATGTCAACCCAGAAGGCACTCGCAACAAAAAGGACCACGTGCACAACAAAACACCAGGCGAGACTGAATTATAACTTGCAGAATCATTCGCACACATCAAAACGACACGGCCAAAATAACGAAGATGAGGGTCAACTGCGTTGTCAGAAGCGGAATTAAAACGCCAACCTCCATTGACTGTGTTGTAATCAGTTGTCACACTAACATCGTCCCAGGCTTTGAAAACAGCACAGCCTTTCTGATTAATTGCTGCTTCGACCGCTGTATCACCAGTCAGGCCAGTGACGTTATTTGATGACACACCAACTCCAGGATCGTCAAGAACGTCTGGATCAACGTACATAGCAATAGATGCCATATCTGCACCAGATGATGCTGCTGCCACGCTGGAATAAAAATCGACATTGAAATACTCAACATAATTTTGTTCATAAAGACGGGACACGCGTGAAAGCCTTGAAAGAAAACCTCCAAAGGTGACGTCAAGAGGAAAGTCGATAAGAACATTGCCAGTGGACCAGGCAGAATACCCAGCAGCTGTTGGTGATGGAACCTTACCAAGAAAATCTCGACCGTAGATGCGAACAGTTTGTGAATCCACATGCTCCATGCGAATACCATCAAAGCGCATAGAAGACTCAAGAGTCGAACCCCGACCTGGGGTAAATGGGCCAGGATTTTTAGCTTCTCCGATGCGACGAAAAGAGGGCATAGTTTCCATTTCTGGTGGTGACCGACCATAAACAGGAACGTCTTCTTCTTGACCACGGTCATAGAAATCAACAGGGCCAGATCGTTTGCCAGGGACGGGAACTCCATTCCACGGAGACTTGTGATCCCAATACTGTTTTAACTCGTCCTTGGACCAACGACCATCGGGGGCTCCATCATAATTAGGACCAGGGTGGTCGGCCTCACCATAACGCACAACGGGTTCAGGCTCAGGATTAAGCCAACGATTGAGGTGACCAACAACTGGCAACTCATCCAAGAAGCGGTCTTTCGCATGCGCACGAGGGGCATGGTGGGCACCAATCCAAGAGGCTACCAACCTATTAGGATAGTACCAAGGCTTCTTAAGGAATTCTTGCCGAACAGTTTCACCTGCTAAGTTGACTTTGGGACCTTCGCCTTCATAGCCACAAGTGTGGTCGAAAATGTCAATGAATATGTCGAGTCGCATAACACTACGACCATCAGGAAAAACATAAATAGGAATGTCGGGAATTTCTGCTAATAGGGCATTTGTGAAAGAAGCGGTGAAAACGACAAACTCATCTTCATCGTGTAATTCAAAACCACGAATAGGACCTTCACCAGGATAGCCAAGAGTAGAATCAAAAAGATCTCCCTCATTGAAGTCAGAGAAAACTTCATTCTCAAGAATTGTTTGACAAATTTGTTCCATTTGTAGACGGACTTTAAATTGGTTTGTGTTTACGCTAGCAACCGAATTTTCTTCTCCAAACCACAAATGCATCATCTCATCATTTGTGAGGTAAGCCGACAACGCTTGACGAGCGGTCATGCCAGCTTGTTTGTCAAACAAATCAATTTGAGATAAAAGTTTATTGCGCGTGACCGCTAATAAGCTCTCAATATCAGTTATAAGATCATCACTCCACCAGCATATAGTACGGAGTCCACACAAACGCAAAAACCTTTGAACATCTGTACCAGGATTGTGAAGAAGTGAGCCACGCATCTTGTCAGTATTGGGAACAGGAACCCATCTGCCATGTCGTTTGACTGTAGACATATTGAGGAAACACAGATCTGTCACAGGTTTGTGTGTGGGATGCTCACATTTGAGCTTGAGCCCATTTCTCGCAGACACACGTAAAATACGTTCAGGAGTAAGAACTTTAGCCCACTCCTGGGTCATCCCTACGTTATTGTCGTCGCCATACATGGCAGCGATCATATTTGTATTATAATCGTCATAATCAATCTCTATGCCAACCTCTTCAAAGCACTCAATAACGACCTTGGCGAAATAAGTGTACAAATAAAGAGTATTGTCAACTGTTGTGTAAGCACCACCAGATGGATTGCCACTCTTTTTTTGAAAAACAAAACCTCCGGGAAGAACGCACTTGCCATGAATTATTTCATCATAGATTCTGTCAATGCACGAATCATAAGCTCCTCTGTATTTAGAAGACATGCACGCTTTACGCAGACGTGCGATTAGGCGGTGAATTTTTTCTCGCATGGAACTATCCCATTGTTCACCATCCAGCTCTAGATGACAAGGAAATTCGAGCATATCTTGGATTAAAGAGTCCCAGCCATTGTGAAACATTGTCATCCCAACTTTGGACCAAGTGAAGGAATGAGAGTTATAAAGCCGCTGATTGAAATCTGCTCCAAGCTTCTGACAAATGTAAGTAAAATGTTTAGGCGCTGCTGTGAAAGTGCGTATCTTACGATCGGAAATTTTTTGAGAACTACGTATTTCATATTTGGG